CTTCCGGGACCGGCGAGGTTGACCAAAACACCGGTGAAATTCGTCCGAATCAGGATTGCATTCGCGCTTTCGCCGATCAAGGACAGGGGCGCGTTGGAAGCCAGCGGGCCGGATATTACGTAGTGACCATCAGGCACGTAGACCACCCCCACATTTGCTCCCGCGGCGGCGAATGCGGCCGTGAAGGCCGCGGTATCATCGGTCAGGCCATTGCCAAACGCCCCATAGGCCCTAACGTTGTAGACTTGGCCGAGAACGAGTCCTGGCGTCATCATAAATGCCTCCGGTCCCGCGCTTCATTCGGCGGGATCAACGTCATTTTCATCATCGGCTTGGCGATCAGGGCGCGCGGCTAGGCGGGCAGTTTTTGTCCCGCCCAGGCCGGCGTCAGCCGCGCATCAAATCCGGTGGCGCCGGTTGGTGGCAGCCGCCCCTGCTGGTCCAACAATTCCGCCAGCGCCCGGCCGAGTTGCCGTTGGTCGACCGTGCCATACGCTGCAACCTTCGGCTTTGTAGACGCTTGGCTGACTATGGAATTGGCATCAGCCGCACGTGGTGCAACTTGACCCGCGGGATTGGTCCCGAGCCTCAAGGCGAGGCCGGGTGGCGCAAAACTCGGCAACGCCGCTTTGTCTGCACGTGCCGAATGGATGGCGTCCCCCGGCGGGCGAGCGAAAGCCAGCGAGTCTGCTGGCTGCCCCCTTGAAGCCCTTTTCCAACCGGACCCGGCGACGGTCCGCAGCGGAGCTCGCTGATCGAATGATTTCCACGTCGGTCGCAAGCTTGACGCAGACACGAAGCGCCGCAGCGGCAACGTCCCGGCGCGCAAGGCGGCGAGTCTTCCCCTGGATAAAGCGCTCGTCTTCGCGATTCGCCGATCATCCGGCCGCCCGGTAGCTCTTACCTCCAGGACCTTGCGGATTATAGCCATGGCACGAGTTAAACGCCGCGCCGCCAGGCGGACTTCCTGCATAAGAGATGCAAAAATTTGGCCGGAACTTGCTCCCCCGACGCGATGTGCCGGGCGCTCCGCCGCGCCAACACCACCGGATCGCAGCGCGGCTTGCAAGCTTTTTTTGGCGCCTGGCTGGTGCCGGACCGGTGCCAACGGGGCCGTCTGCCGGGTTTTGCCGCCGCCGGATTGTTCACGCTTGATTGCTTTCTGCTCCGCATCCCGCCGCGCCTCGAACCGCGCCGCAGCCGTTATACCCGGCGCGGTCAGCACCGCCGGCGTGTCCGGCGTATCGACAGGGGATCCGGAATGGTCGAACGTGAAGCCGTGGCCAGCAAAACCGGCCGCATATTCGGAGACATGGACGTCATATCCATCTTCCCGATCAATCGCACCGTTTGACGACAGAAATTCCTCGACCGCCGGATATCCGCGCAGATGCGCCGCAGCCAGTAAACCGGATTGCGTGACATAAACCGGAATGCCTGTGACCTTGCTGGTGATCAGCTTACCGATATGGGCTTTATAGTTGCGGAGATAATGATCGTTGGACTCGGCATTCCGCTGGAACGCGATATCCTGCGCCTTCTGACTGGCGAGAAAAGCATCCATTGAATTTATACCCAGGGATCTTGCGAATGGCGTCCATGTCGGACTTGTGAGATCAGTGCTCTTTTCTATGAAACCGGCATCCGCCAGAGCAACATAGCTCATTTGGTAAGCACCGAAAAAGCGATTTATCCCTTTTCCTGCCTGAACGTCCGATGGATGGCTGGTGTAATCGTCGCCGGATTCACTCGCGCGAACCGCAGCGGCAAAGGCTGCAAAATGCTGGCTCGGAAATGGCGTATTGCTCATCAAAATCCTGTCACTGCGTGCTCAAAACCCAGTCCTTTTCGAACCAGATCCATTCATTATATATGCTATTCCACTGACACCAGAACAATCCCGAGACACCCTCATTAGAATTCTTCGAGAAGGCGAAAGCGTTCGCGGACACACGGTCCAATGGTTTCAAATTTCCCTGAGTTTCCATAAACACGTCGAACCCATCCGGGTCATACTCAGTTTGCGGAAGTGTATCCCTGACCATGATAACGATCGTTCGCGAACCATCGGCATTTTTATGATCTGTCCAACGAACGATCTTGGCGCCGTAGAGTTGCACTGTCTCCGCGTGTTCCGGCTTCGGGTCAAGTGGCGAATATGCCAAACTTGCCCTCTTAAGACATCCGGATCCAACGCCAATGTCTGCAAGCAACTCTTGAACGCAAAATCATCCGTCGATGCCTGTGCGGTCCCGGCACCGCCATGAACCGCGATCGCGGCAAGCGTTAACCGCGCTACGATCCTCCTCCATACGCCGAAACCCATGTTGCAAACTCCCGGACACCCAAGATAGCGTCAGAGGGTTAACAGAATGCATCCCTTGCGTGTGATTGGCAATGGATTCAAACCTCTTGCCAGCTCAACCGCCGCCAATCGAATTTGAGCCCGTCCAACGTTCCAAGAATCACGATATAGGCTGCGCGGTCTACGTCATCCAAACCAAATACAACATCATAGGGCACCCCGCACCGGACCAGATACAGGCAATCCACGAGTGCCGGGTGCCGTGTCAGTTTCCCGCGTCTGCCACCACCTGCTCAAACGCCGGCCGGTCATCGGCCGCCGCGACCGCCGCGATGCCATCGTCGCCCAACCTTTCGACCAGCGACTCAACGCCGGCCTCATTCACCGGAAACGGCAGCGGCACGTCATCAATCATAGAAACCGATGCGGCAAGCTCGGCCAGATCAACATAGGCCGCATTGCCGGACAATACGGCGCCCAACGCCTTATACAGGCGCAGCGTTTCGAGCACGCCGATCTTGCGCAGTGCCAACCGCCGGCCGGCCCGGTCCGTAATGACCCTCGACATCAAATGCTGGCCCGGCTGGACGCATAAAATTCCAACCGCTGCGCCACCGGCGCATCCCCGCGATACACGCCCGCGGAGGTGAGTTTGAACACCACGCCGCTGAACTGATAGGTCGAGGTCGAGCCATCCGGTTCATTCACGTACTGGTACAGCGTCCCCGCCGGGATTGACTGCCCGGCCAGATAGGCCTGCTCGATCGCCGCAATAAAATCATCAGCCATCGGCGAGCCGCGATCCAGGGTAAAGTTGCCCGACCAGCCTTTCGGCAGCTCCGCCCCCAGTTGCACACCGTCCAGCCGGTCGACGCGGATTGCCATTGTCACCTGGTTCGCCTCAAACCCGGTGACATGGGCAAGGTCGACCCGCCCGAACGGCCCCATCACGACAAGTTGGCAGTCGCTGCCGATGGAAAACGTATTGTAAGGCATTTCGGTTATCCTCTACTAACTGCTCGCCGCGACGGACTGCACGCTGACCTGTACGGTCTGGCCGCCCTGAACGTTGACGATGAATTTCTCGTTGATCGCCTGGTACTGCACCTGCACGTCAGCCTGCACATAGCCCAGGCTGGTGCGCGAAACCGGATTGTTGGTGATGTCACAGACCACCGCGAAGGGCAGCGACCCATCCGTACTGCCGAGCAGCCCTTGCCCCAGCAACCCATTCAAAAACGCCAACAGCGTGGCGCGGATGTTCTGGAACAACGTCGCATTGACCAATTGGCCGACATAAATTCCCATCCCGCTGGAGAGGGTCGCTGCGATGTAGTTGGTCAGCCTGGTATAGTTATCACCGTTAATTGCCGCGTTGGACGAGGTATTGAAGCCGCCGCGCACACCCCAATAGGCGCCGCCCGGCTGCGGGTTTGCGATCACATCGATGCCGGCGGAGAGCAGCGCGGACAGATCCGCGGTCGCGTAAGTGGTGGCAGTGCCGACACCGGGTTGGCCGGATTTCTGGCTTCCGATCACGCCATAGAGCGGTTTGTTCAAGGATGACTGCTCGGGCGACAGATTCGCCAGCCGGCCTGCCACGAACCCCTGCGGTGAGACCAGCCGCGTCAAAGCATTTGCCTGATCGTACCAATAAATCCAGTCGCCGAACATCAGTTTCGCGGCGTAGCTGTCGATGCCGGCGCCGGCTTTGGTTGCGACTGCATTGGTGATATTGTCACCTGCCGGCCCGGTGCAGATCATGTAGACGCTCTCGGAAAGGCCGAACGCCACCTGCGCGCTCCAATGGCTGGCGTCATCCGCGTCAGCCAGCAGCGCCATCGCGCAACCCTGACCACGCAGCGCGTACATCCCCTGCCGCGGCAAACTGTCTGACCCCACAAGCGCCGCCGCGTTCAGCCCGGCGGCACCGTCACTGCCGGGCGTGCCGGCGCTGAATGGAAACACCCCCACCACCGGGTTCGCGGTGGTGGACAGGTTGGTGGCGGCAACCAGTTGGGAGGGCCCGCGCAGGACCCCATTACCGGAGTTCACGGCATTGGCAAGATTCGCCCAGAATACCGCGCCGCTGCCGAGAATGTTATCAAAAACTTCGGGATTG